AGATGAGTTAGGCTTAGATGCAATGTCACTGATGATTGCAGGGTGCTTACAAGATGCTTTCGTTGACATTGACGATGAGCGTTTCCTAAACTTCCTGACAGATGAGCTTATGGCTAACGTGTCTAGGTCAGGTATCCGTATTGACTACGACAAAGAATTTAAGATGAATATTACTAGGGCATTTGATTTAATGCGTTGGGTCATTGATTACAACTTCCGTCCTGTTTTTCAGAATCTCGATATTCTTGCCTTCTTCAAGAAGCTGAATCCGAAAGAGTTAGAAGATCGAGGGTAAACAATCCTGAGTATGCAAGGTTAGAGAGTCTAATGTCTCTACCTATTGAGTGGGTGATGATACTCAGTGCTGAAAATCCCCCACTAAGCTTATACGAGCTTTCTCATAAAGCTACGATGGCAGATATACACGATGCCTTAGAGTTTTTAGAGTTTAAGAACTACTTGCGGATTGAGAATGACAAATTAAACAATTCAGGAGAGTCTAATGAGTAAGGTGCAAGTAGCTGAGTTGTTTGCAAAGTTAGAATTTGATATTAACTTAACTCAGCTTGATGCTATGGAAAATCACATCAAGACTATGAGGGCATCATCAGCCTTGTTAGCTCGAAATCTTAGGGTTCTGAACAGTCAGCTCAATACTACTAGGTCAGGGTTGAATAGTGTAAACAGAAGCCTTGATGCTGTGAATGCTAAGAAAGGAACTAATGGACTATCTACAAGCTATGGCAACTTAGCTAAACAATCTAAAGCAGCTAAAGAAGCTCTTGAGAAGTTTGCACAAGTTACCACTACAGTAGAGCCTAGACTAGCCTCCCTTAACAGCCGTGTGATTATGATTACAACGTCATGGGCTGCATTTACAAGGGAGGTTAGAGAGTCTAATGCTGCACTAGGTCAACTAAGGCTTTCACAGAATGGACTACGTGGCGCACCTAACCCACCTATCATCATCAATCGTGGTGGAGGTTCAGGGGGTGGCTCAGGTGGAGGTAGTGGTGGACATGGAGGTTCGGCAGCAGGGGCAGCAGCTACAGGTGGAGGATTTCTTGCAGGCTTTATGAGACCCTTCTCCCCTACAGGACTTTTAGTTGGTGGTGGAGCTACAGCAGGGATTGCACTTAAAGAGGTTGTACAGGCAGGTCGTGAAGTTCAGAAAATGAATCAGATGATGCTTGTGGCAACTAAATCGAATGAAGCTCAAGCTGAATCACTCCACTTCATTGAGAAAGAAGCTATGAGGCTAGGTGCTTCCTATGTTGATATGGGTAGGGCATTTGCACAAGCCAAGATTGCTACAGAGGGTAAGATTACAGAGGATCAACTTCGTAAGATGATGATTAGCGTTGCTGAGTTTAATACTACAATGCACATGACTGCTGATGACCAAAAAGGTGTATTCAGGGCTATGACACAAATGTTCTCAAAAGGTAAGATTTCTTTAGAGGAAGTTAACCAAATGGCAGAACGTGGTATCCCTGCATTGAAGCTTATGAAAGATGCTGCACAGAAGTTTTATAATGTGGACGATGCAGGCTTTCAGAGGATGATTCAGAAAGGTCAGATCATCACTAAAGATATTTTCCCTTTGATGGCTGAACAGATGGGGGCGATGGCTAGGCAAGGTGGTGCTTTAGATAAAGCTACTAAATCATCTGCTGCTGCTCAGGAAAGGCTTTCCAACCAATGGAAGCTGTTCGCTAACAGACTCATGGAGAAAGGTTTAGATCAAGCTTTAGCTTCATTCTTTAATGGACTGACTAAGCTACTTCCTATTTTTGAGACTTTAGCTGATTACATCATAGGTGTGGTTGAAGCTTTAGTAGACTTGTACAAGTTCATAAAAGACTTCATTGACAACAACCCTAAAACTGCTGCTGCTATTGGAATCTTAATTGCATCATTCTTTGGTGTAAGGTTTGCGATGTTGAATGCAGGGCGTATGTTATTTTGGTTCTTGAACATGCTGACAATCTTTATGGGTAGGAGTATGGTGTTGGCAGGGAGATTCCCTCTAATTGCCCTATTCATAGCACTATTTGAGGTTATGAGGGCGTTTGGTCAAGCACTGCGTGGTGAAGATAATTGGCTAACATTCCTAGCTAATGGGTTTGTTCTTGTTGCAGCTAAGGTTGAAACCTTGTTAGCTAAAATAAAATTAATGTTTGCCATAGCTTGGGTTGAAGCTAAGAAGTTTTTTAACAACCTACACCCAATAACAAGTGCTTTAAATTTCGGTAAAGGTGTCATTGATGCAGTTACAGGAGACCCTAAATCCCCTGCAATTGACAACCCTTATGGCGGGGGCACTAGATCAGGTTCAGGTAGTTATTCTATGCCTGTAAGTAATCAACCTAAAGGGTTTATGCAGAATGTAAGGATGCAGGCGGAAGCTAATCTAAACATCAGGACACCTACAGGTACTACACAGCAGAAATTGGTGTTTCACGAGAAAGTGGATACAGGAGGGTTAAGGTAATGTTTCTATACTCCATATTTATTACCAACGACAATGGTGAGGTTGATGAACTAATCTCACTCGATGTTGTAACAGGTTTTAGTGAGAGGTATGCAGCATCAATTCCCGAAGCTCCTGTTGAGTCAGGGTTTAATGTCTCTGACAGCATAAACCTCAGCAACCCAACATTCAGTTTAAACGGTATTATAAGTAATTCTAGGTTCTTATCTGATGGACACTTGATTGAGTTTCGTAATGGTGAGTTTGTTAAGGTTAGTGAGGGTGGAAGTGTTGCTCCCGTCAATACGGATGATGCTGCCATTAAGCTTAGGGAAAGACTCATCAAGCTTTACGTTGCTAAGGAAGTGTTTGGCATCCTTGAGTACACTGACCCTGATAGCGCAGAGAAAAGTCAAGTTAGGTCAATCTACCCTTGCGCTTTATCCGACATCAGCCTAGACAAGAGTGATGCTACAGATGGTATATACGTCAGTATGTCTATCAAGAATATTCGAATCACTGAGGTCATTTACAAGGATGTTAAGAATGCTGTACCTGACCTCATACCACTGATGAAGAACTCTCAGGATGTTGGTGTAAGCTCTAATTCAGGTGAAGCTAAAATACCAAGTACAGAGGAGCTTCCTGATGCCAGTAAGGTAGCTGCTGAACAGGAGAAGCTTGCTAAAGATTTAACTGGAAACGCTACAGAGGGTATAAATCTTGGTGGTGACCCATCTGCACACAAAGGTCTGCAAAGGGCTATATCTGAGCAGTCTGCAACCAAAATTGCAGTAGAGAAAACCACCCAAGATGTTCTTGGCGGTAAGGTCAGTACTGATGCTGTTCAACAATCTATAGATAAATATACCAAACAAGCTATGCAGTATGAGGGTAAGTATTAATATGGCTACATTGGAATACACAAATATCGAGTTAGTGAATTTACCTACATACACTTTCACTTGTGTTTGTCTTGGGGAGAAATTGAAGTTTGCAGTATCTTGGAATACGAGGTCAAAACGTAGGGTTTTGAGTGTTAGTCGCTATAACGATGAGTGCATACTGCAAAGTACATACCTAAATGTGGGTGAGCCGTTAGATTTCAACTTCAACGCTTCACGTGTTGGTTATCTTTGCAACGTTGAGTTGTGCCCTAAAGACTTTAAAGGGGTAAACCAAGATTTGCTGAACTGGGCAGATTCATACTTCATATCTGTATCAATGACTTTATCTGACACTTAAATAGGGAGGTTATATGTTTGGTGCTGAGTTAGATTTACAGTGGGGTAGATACGCTAAGGTGGTGTTTCAAAACTTCACTACAGGCTTAAATACCACCATTGATAACCTCAAGATTCAGGTTAAGTATAAATGCACTATTGATGAGTCTACGGATACATCTAATGGTGAGATTAAGATTTACGGTTTAACCTCTGAGACATTCGAGAAGCTTGGAGAGCGTAATCAGTGTGAGATTGAAGTACATGCAGGGTATCAGTATTCAAAGACTAATACACCTAGACTTCTGTTTAAGGCTGTGTTAGTGGATAAAAGCTTTGAGGTTGCTGAGGGTACAACAGTCTCCACATTCGCTGTTCTGAATAATTTGTTAAGTCGTAAGAATGGTGTTGGTGGAAGAAAGGTATCTATATCATTTGCACCAAGAACAAAGATTATGGACATACTGACAAAGGTATCTGAGACTTTAGGGTTTGAGGACTTTGGGATAAGGATGTTAGACAGACCTAACAGCAGTACGATATTTGATTTCCTAGAGAAGTACAGAGTACCTTATGGATATAGCCTTTATGGAACTCCCGAAGCTGTAATCAAAAAGCTTTGCAGAGATTATGGCTTTTCATACACCACAACACCTGATAGTAGGACAATGAGTTTGTACTTGAGGGATGAATGGTTTGACTATTACGGAGGTTTAGCTGAACAAGCTTTTAATCCTGACAAGTCTAACTTAGTTAAAGCTGCTGAGAATAAAAAGCCTGAACCTATATCTGAACCTGAACCTAAGTCTACAGGTAAATCTATTATACCTACATTTGATTCTTTAAACAAGAGTCAAGCCTTATTCTTCTCTAATGACACAGGACTTATAGGGACTCCTAAGTTTAAAACCATCGTCACCGACGTTGCATACGATCAAGGTTTGAGAAAGACTGAGGAGATCAAAACTCGTAAGGTTGCTACAGCTAGGAGGAATAGGGAAGGTGAAGTTATTATAGATAAGAAAACTAATGAAGTTAGTATGACTAAGACTCCCGACAAGATGAAAATCTTTAGGAGACAAGCAGAAGCTAAGATTTATATCAATGCTTCTGTAGTCCCACAAATTCATGTTCAATTATCTACAAACTCAGGTGTTGCTGATGGCATCTACAAAGTTAGGTCATTAGAGATTTCCCTTGATACAGAGGGTGATGAGTGGTTTATGGATTTAGTATTAAATGAATAACAGGAGTGCAATATGACAATTAGGCTAGAGCCTTTACTGAATAATTTTTTCGATGATAGGATGTCTGACTTATTTGTTTGTTGTGCAGGCGTTATCGTTGGTATTCAGAATGTGGGGCAATTGAGGGTTGATGTAAAACCTCTAAATAAGAAAAGAGAGCTTGACAATACAATCACTGAATTGCCTGCAATCTACAACGTACCCTTAGTAGTTACAGCCTCAGATGATGGTGGCTTATTGGTCTCACCAAAGCAAGGTCAGACTGTGATGTTGATGTTTGCTCACTGTGACATTGACGCTTTTAAAGGTGGTGCTACAAGCCCCTATGAGAGCGTCTCTAAGCGTTATTTAGACATGAATGATGCTATAGCTGTACTAGGGTTAACCCCATTCACACATAGCCCTAATAACGCTCTCAGGCACTACACAGTGCATGATGTGGAGGATGTCACCGTATTCAACAATCTTGGGACACAAAGAGAGAATAAAGTTATCTGTCATAAGGATGGAAGCTTGACAGTCTTAACACAAGATAAAGATGTAAACATTAAAGCTAAAGATGTTAATGTTGAGCAAGATTTAAATGTAGACGGTGACTTATATGTAAAGGGTGACATTGACGTTAAAGGTGACATCATCATCAAAGGTGTAAGCTTATGGGATTACATGAATCAGCATACACACCCATACACAGACGATGGCAGTCCTATGATGACTTCCCCACCTAAAATTAAATAAGGAGAGTTACGTGGATTTAAGACTGTCAGATGATGGAAAGCTCTTACTTAAAAATGGTCAGCTTTTCCTTACAGATTCAAGAGGTAGTAATGTCAGTCAAAGGCTGTTAATCAAGTTAAAGACTCATAGAGGTACTTGGTTCTTAAACATAACATATGGCTTAGATTGGTTCGGTAGAGTCTTTACAGATGGTGTTGCTAAACTTACAGTAGACTCACTCTTACAGACAGAGATTCTGAAAGATAAGTATGTGGAAAAGATTACAGCATTCTTTAGCGAGATTGACAACATCACAGGGATTTACAGTTGTACATTTTCAGTTAAGGTTAAAGGTGTTGTGGGTTCTGTAGAAGTTAGGTTATTAACTCTCCCTGATGGAACTTTGGTTGTAGATAGTACAGGGAATGCAATTTCAGTTTAAGGAGATTTAAATGGCTACATTAACACAGAATGGCTTAGAATTTGATAGGCTAGAAGCTTGCCTTACAAAGCTTCAAGATATTGCAAAAGGTAAATTTACAGACTTAGTGCCTGTAGGTGAAGAACTTGACGTAGATGACTCAAGCATTCTTGGTAGGGTGTTGGGTATTGTTGCTGAGTTAGATGCTTTGAATGAAGAATTATTATTTGATGTATATTCTGCATTCGACCCTGACCAAGCTCAAGGTATATTCCTAGACAAGTTGTT